CTTAGAAAGTATCAATTATTAGAAGAGGGTCATCCTTTTATTGGTCCTACAATTATAAAAAAACTACGCATTGCTAATTTAGTTGATTTAGAATTTGTAGAGTAAAATAATGAAATTAACAGAAAAACAAATGATTGCCATACTTAAAAATAACTTAATAGAAACTTGTTCAAAAGCAGAAAGAACACAAATATTTAATTTTGCATTTGGTAAAGAATTTATGGAGTCAGAAGATAAAGGAAGGGTAAAGGAATATTCAGATGCCTAAAGATCATATGGGGTTATATAAAGTAACTAACGTCAAAGAAATGTTTGATGATATAAAAGAAATATTGAATGATGTTTATGGTGTTGACTATGAAGGTAACCCTAAAGATAATCCTGATATGTATCCAGAAGTTATTAAGAAATTAGAATATATGTATGCAGATTTTCCTAATGGTAAAGAAGTTTTATTCGGAGAACTAATAGCTAAAATATTAATAAAGTTACAACTACAGTCATTAGAGCAAATGCAAGATAGACAAGATGCTGCAAGAGAGGTTATGGGTAATGACGAAAGCTAAAGAACTTATACGCAGAACCGATAGAGTGTCTGGATTTGATTTAGACACTCCGGGCTGCATTAGTTTTTCTGGTGGTAGAACTTCAGGGTATATGCTACGTCAAATACTAAATTTCTACGATAATAAATTGCCAGAAGATGTGCACGTAGTTTTTTCTAATACTGGTAAAGAGATGAATGCTACTTTAGATTTTGTAAGAGATTGTGAAATAAATTGGAATGTAAAGATTGATTGGATCGAATGGGATGAAAAAGAAAAAATTGTAGAAGTAAACCATAACTCCGCATCACGAAACGGGGAGCCTTACGATAAACTAATTACAAAGAGAAAGTTTTTACCTAATCCAGTAACAAGATACTGTACCTCTGAACTAAAAATTAAACCTATGAAAGATTTTATGATGTCAAAGGGACATA